TCCCGAAAAACTAGTTCGTAGATTTATCAAAAAATGTAAAAAAGAAAAAATTGTAGAGGAAGTGAGAGATAGAAGGTACTATCTGAAACCTTCCGAAAAGAAAAGACTAAAGAGAGAAAGGGCCCAGCGAACCCGAAGAAAAGAAGATTTAAAGAGACTTAAAGACAAGTAATTCACTATTTATATAAAACAAGAGGAATATTAAATGGCAGACACTAGAACAGGACCACCGTTTTTTTACAAGCCGGGACTTCATAATGTTGGTTCATATCAGGTATCCGGCCGCCCATGGATTACTGGATCCGACGCGCATCCGGCGAATACAGAAGTACAAGTTAAATTTCCTTCTGTGGCAAAATCATTTACAGTTATTAATTTAACCGGTTCGGGTTTGGGATCATCGCAGCTTTTTGTTCATTTTGCACCAGGCAGCAGTGGCACTGAGACAATTGCTAACAAACACTATATTCCCTTGGATACTCATGAAGATTCATACACTTTTAATGTAAAATGTTCATCAGTTTATATTTCAGCCCCATCAACCAATGGACAAATTGCAAGATGGCGAATTATGGCTGAACTGACAAATATACAGACTAGCTCAATGTTTATCTTGACTGGCTCTGGCATAACTGAGTAAATAGGGGTAATTATTATGGGATTTAAATCTGGCACAGGCGATAGTAGCGGAACAAGAAGACACAGAGGCTCAATGAATGTTTCAGGCTCTGTTCGTGGGCATGAATTGTTCTTAATTCACGGTGCCTCAAACTTCAACACAGCCCTTCAGAAGTTTCTTCCAATGGGATATAACGAAACCGAGACCGCCGCCGCCGGATATCAGAATCGTTTTGTAGCCCCATCGCGAGGAAGATGGATAAAAAGTTATGTGAGAAGCTCAGTAGCCGGCGATACATGTGACTTAAAGTTTTATAAAGCAATCGACGCGACAGCAAATCCGGCAACACTAATGGAAACAGTTCAGGTGGAATGTGCCGCCGCATCAACAACTTATGAGTTTTCTTCTACTGGTTCTTCTGGCGTTATACACTTCCAAGAAGGCGATGCCATCGCGTGGAGGTTCGATCCAGAAACCCAGCCAGATTTAACAAATTTTACTCATGTGATAGAGTTATATACTAGAGTAGACATACCATAATTAAGAGCCTCCAATCTCATTACAAACCCAATCTGAAACTAAACATAGTATTTTACGAAACTGAATACTATTTATTTTGACAATTATATCTTAGGAGTGGCTCAAATATGTCGACAATGTTGGAACAAGCGTTCATTGACGCAACAGCGCTTAGAGAAGCAGCGCTTAAAAGTGCGGAAACAGAGGTGATAAACAAGTATTCCCTCGATATTAAAGAAGCAGTCTCGAAGATTCTCGAAGAAGCACCAGAGGACGAGATGGATCTGGAAGAGCCAATGGATCTTGAAGATCCCGAAATGGAAGGAGAGCCTGCCGAAGCTGGAACAATCGAAGCGCCTCTTGCCTCAACCGAGGGTGAGACTTTGTGTACTTGCCCGGACGACGAACAAGAAGTTACTGTGGATGTTGATGAGCTTCTCGCCATGGCAGATGAGCTAGAGCCCACAGAGACAGCGCCAGAAGCCGGATCGCTGCAAGAAGATGTTGAATTAGACGAAGAAATTGAACTTGATGAGGATTCATTGAGAGAATATATTAGCGGAATAATGGAGGACTGCCCAGAAGAGGAGGAAGAAATTAAGTTTATATCTCCAGAGCCAGGCGAAATGGCTCCATTGACTCCAGAAGAAGAGCGCGGCGAGCGCAGCGGCCGCAAGTCATACACCCGCGGCACGCGTAGATTGTCATCAACATCAAAGCCTCCATATTCAAGCTCCAGCGGCTTAGAAGAGAACGAGGGAGACGAGCTAGAAGAAGGTATTATGGATTATATTCCAGGTACCGCAGCATACAATATTGCATCCGAGATTGGAGACTTGGAAAGAGAAGAGGCAGAAGCCCTCAAAGCAAAGCTTGAAGCTTATATTGACTCCAAGCCGCCGGCAACAGGTCCGGCAGGCGAGCGCATCGAAACCCCGCGACTGCCCGGAGTTAAAATGGCAGGCATCACTGCCGAGAGCATTGACGAAGAAATCGATATCGACGAAGAATTGTTAGAAAAAGTAAACCTAGATGTCCAAACCGGCGGCGAAAAATTTGGCTGGAAAGGCACAGCAGATAGCCTAGTAGAATACGAGGCAGAACTAGAGGCAGCGCAACTGGAATCTACAGAGTTAGAAGAAGAAAAAGCCGAAATAGAAGAGGCAAATAAAGATTTAACAAAAGAAAATAAAGAATTTAGATCAGTAATCTTGCAAATGAAAGAGAAACTTGATGAAGTTAATTTATCAAATGCAAAATTGCTTTACACGAACCGTGTTTTGGATAGCAACTCCTTGAATGAGCGACAAAGAAAAAGAATTGTCGAGTCTATTAATAAGGCGGATTCACCAAACGAGGCGAAGGTTATATTCGATACACTTCAGAGCGCAGTGGGTACAATGGCTACAAGCCGTCCAGCACCAAAATCACTGAGCGAGGCTGTGTCGCGTCCATCGTCTATTCTTTCTGTACGGAAAGAAGAAAAAGTAAATCCATATGCCGACAGGATGAAAATTCTTGCTGGTATAAAAAGTAGTAATTAATTAATCATTAAAGGAGATAAAAAACAATGGCTATTTTAGATAAATTAACCGAAGGCATCGTCTCCCGTGATCTTTCAAAAGAGTCCAACGCACTTCTTTCCAAGTGGGAGAAGACTGGACTTTTGGAAGGCATGGAAGCAGATCAAGCCCGTCAGGGTATGGCGCGCCTTTTAGAAAACCAAGCAGCACAACTGCTTAGGGAAGCATCCACCATGGCTGGTGGAGATGTCGAGGGCTTTGCTGCCGTCGCATTCCCAATTGTCCGTCGAGTATTCGGCGGATTGATCGCTAACGATATCGTCAGCGTTCAGCCAATGAGCCTGCCTTCAGGACTCATTTTCTTCCTTGACTTCACATACACGAGAACTCAAGGGGACGGATACGCTGCTTCTGCATCGATTTACGGTGGTAACAAAGTTGCCAGCGCGATCACTGGCGGTATCCACCTCACCGGCGCCCACGCTGAAAGCGGCCCTTATGCTCTGCATCAAGGCTACTCTTCACCAACGGGTTCTGATACTCTAACCCTAACTGCTGTTGCTTCCGGTACATTCGGCGGCACGGGATCTACTTCAGATCTCAGCGGCATGTCTCAAGGCCAATTCGACAAGATGTGTAAGTTTGATCCAGATTTTATCTCTGGCTCTACTAGCGTCTACATCGCAAAAGCGTCTGTAGCAGCGCTGACTCAGTTAAACCGAGACAACCTTAAGTCACTTCGACTTCAGAGTTCTCTTGGTTCTGGCTCACAGTTGCAGGTTCGTCGACTCACTGCGTTCTCTGGTTCTTCCAAAGCAACATTCGGTGATAAGTCCTCGGCAGATGTTCTTGTGTATTTCGCATGCATCAATGGCGACCAGACACCAAAGGCTTGTGCAACTGGTAAGGTTGATCTTGCCATGGCATGGGCTGAAGCTGATGACTTTGCTCAAGGCGGCGCCACTGGTGCTGTTGTCGGACAAACCACATGGGCACTTGAGAACCAGGCAGAGATGCCAGAAATTGACATCAAAGTCGATTCTGTCGCTGTGACTGCAATCACCAAGAAGCTCAAAGCTAAATGGTCACCAGAGTTGGGACAGGATCTAAACGCCTATCACAACCTCGACGCTGAAGTCGAACTCACAAGTATCCTTTCAGAGCAGATTGCTCTCGAAATTGATCGTGAGATTCTGGGCGACTTGATTGCCGGTGCAACTGCTGGTACCTACTACTGGTCACGCTCTCCAGGAATGTTCCTGAACCGCGAAACCGGTATTGAGGTTGGCGCAACATCTGCTGCTCCTGACTTCACTGGTACTGTAAGCGAGTGGTACGAGACTCTTTGCGAGACTATCAATGATGTCTCTGCTCAGATTCATCGTAAGACTCTGCGTGGCGGTGCAAACTTCGTCGTAACTTCTCCTGAAGTTGCTAACATCCTTGAGTTCACCTCTGGATTCCGCGCAAGCATCACTGCTGATGCTGCAACCGGAACTGTCGGTGCTGTTAAGGCTGGTAGCCTCTCCAAGAAGTGGGATGTCTATGTTGATCCTTATTTCCCACGGAATGTTGTTCTCGTCGGTCGTAAGGGCGCTAGCTTCCTTGAAAGCGGCTATGTATATGCTCCGTATGTACCCCTGCAAGTCACTCCTACCATCTTTGGACCTGAAGACTTCGTGCCCCGCAAGGGCGTGATGACTCGGTACGCCAAACAGATGGTGCGTCCCGACATGTACGGCCTTGTTGTCGTCCGTGGACTCTTGGGTGAGTCAGGTAGCTAATAGCTAACTAAAGCGTTTTCAAACGCAACCCCGCCTTCTTCGGAAGGTGGGGTTTTTTTATTTATGATAGTCTTAATCAAATCCAAAGAACTACTTATAAACGACTTGAAAGTTTTCTTCGGGGTCGGGGCCACTGATCCTTAAAGAATTATAGCCGAAGTGGCTGGCTATATTTCGCGATTATGATCGGGTTATCGATAACCATTATATACCTTGAGGAGGGAACAAATTATGGGAAATAGAAGAATGGGGCTTGCTCGTATCGAGAAGCTCTTGGAAAATTTGAAGAGAGAGATTAATTGGGGCACCACGCAACACGGAACAACAGGGACAGCACTCAACCTAGGCTGCCAAAAGGTTCAGTCTTTTGCTGGTACCTTGGCGAACATGGGCGATGGCACATCTGCTTTCGGCGCCAACGATGTTATGGTCCAGTTGGGCACCTTAGACATTACGGTACCTGATGGCATGGCAACTCCTACAAAGATTATAATTGACAGGGTGTTGTTTAATGTCACAACAGCAGCCGGCCAGACGCTCGTCGGACATTTGTCTTTAAGTGCGACAGACGGCACGGCAGCTAATGCAGCGGTGGATACCCCCACCGAAATTTTTGGAGCAGGCGCGTCGATGATCGGCCCTGATGGTTCAGCAGCTACAACCGGTTATACCGAAGCTGATTTGAATTTCAACAGCGCAGCACTGACATTTGCTTCTCCAAACATTGCAGTTGCGACAACTTTAGTGCATTTATACGCTTGTTGTACTACGGCATTGAGCGCCGACGGAACAGCCGGCCGCTTTAATGTTGTGGTTGAGTATACTGTTCTCTAGAGGCACATTTGCTGCAAATAATCCCAAACCCCCTTCCAATCGGTTGGGGGTTTTCTTTTTATGGAAACTATTTATTACAAACCACTGGAGGTATTGTGGGTAAGAAAAAAAGATTTATGCTCAATCCAAAGTTTGCTAAGAGCTTGGACAAATATAAGAACTTAAAAGCAGCGTGGGCATCAAAAACAAAAACAAAAGCTGAAAAGGTTGAAATTGCAGAGCCGCCCGTTGAGACGATCATCGAGCCTGTGCCGGAGCCAAACTTGTCGTTTGAAGAAAAAGTTGTTACACCGGTACCGGTAGAAGTCGTAGAGGTAGAAAAGCCAAAACCTACTCTCAAGAAGAAATCGGCTCCAAAGACAAAAGCAAAGGCAAAACCAAAAACAACCAAGAAGGCTACAACAAAAAAGTCAACGAGGAAGAAGAAATGAGTGATTTCGATTTCATAGAGCATTATGGGGATAGCGAGGAAGTAAAAGGAGAAGAGCAGCTTGATGAAAATGAAGTTATCTCATCCCTAAACTGTGCCGTCATCGGCATTGGTGGAGGCGGAGGCAAGATGGCAAAAGCCTTTCTTGACATCGGCTTCAACAAAACTTTACTTGTAAACACCACAGCCAAGGATATTCCAGAAGGAGTAGACGAGAAGCATGTCGTGCTGATCCCAGATGCAGATGGAATCGGAAAAGATGTGAATCTTGGTAAAACAATTTTTGAAGACAACGGCGCAGTCGTCGAAGACGCTCTGAGAACAAAGCTCGGAAATGTCGACTGGTTATTCGTGCTCGCTGGAGGCGGTGGTGGCACTGGTAGTGCTGCTGCATCTTTACACGGCGTGTTCGAACGCTATCTAAAGTCAGTCAGCGCTGGAGGCTCCATCGTGTATGTTGTTTCTCAGCCATCCGCACAGGAGGCTTTAAACTCAACTATCAGTAAGAATGCTGCTTCCCTCTTAAAGGATGTTTCTAAGCACGCTCACATCATTCTAGACAACGAGAGACAGGTGAGGCTGTTGAGAGGCAAGGTGGGCATGCTAGGCATGTTCCCGTTCGCTAATACGGCATTTGCCAAACTGATGGGGCAAGTCCTCAAACTATCTTCGGAGCAATCATCGATTCAGTCGTTCGACTCAAAGGATTTGGAGAGGTGTTTAAGAACTAAGAAGAGAATGTTTATTGGCTCTACTATTGTTACAGATCCGGGCGATCCCAACTTAGGAGCCGTCATTTTCCAGAATTGCCTGAAAAGATCGCCATGTCCTCTTCCCAAAGGCAAGCCATCAACAGGCTCAATGTTACTGGTTGTAACTGAGGAGATGGCTAACGATCCGGATGTCAGCAAACACCTGGATGCCGCAATATCTTATGTCGGCGGAAGAACAGACACACTCTTCGCTGGGGTATATGTAAAAGAAAATCTACCAGGGTTGGTTGCTATTCTTACTATGAATGGGCTAGATTAAACATAAGCACCAAGTATCGCTAGGGTTTTTGCCTATAGATAACTATTTACTTCTGAAGATAGGAGAACTAATGAATGGCATATCCCACTCTAACGCCGTCAAGCACCACTAACGCTATTGTTTTGCCAGTTACTGGCAATGTGCTCGATGTAGCCACGGCATGCCCCATTGGCGCCTACACTGGATCAGAAGGGTTTCTATCCGGCGCGCAAGCACAGGTTGCCTATACATATAGAAAACTCGGAGGAGATGTGCTCGACATTGAGCTTTCTTCTTCGGCAGTATATGCTAACTATGAGGAAGCATGCTTAGAGTATTCGTATATTATCAACACCCATCAAGCAAAGAATGTTCTTTCTGACTTTTTGGGCGCCACTACTGGCACCTTTGCGCACGATGGCTCTTTTAAGCCAGACTCTCCTATAACTGCTTCTATCAATCTAAAATATCCTAGATTCGAGTTTTCTTATGCAACTAGGGTTTCTGATGCTCTTTCTTTCGATGCAGACGCTGGCGGCAACCGAACTCTATACTCGGCATCGTTTAGGGTTACTGGAGGGGTTCAGGACTACGATTTGCAAAGAATTATATCCGCATCATCAGACAACAACAAAGATGAAGGAACGAACGGCGCAGTAGATTATGCCGGTTTGGTTGGCAACAACAGAGTTTCAATCAAGAGAGTGTATTATAAGACATCGGCCGCTATGTGGAGGTTTTATGGATACTATGGCGGTGTAGGTGTTGTGGGCAACTTCCAGACTTATGGACAATTTGCAGATGATTCTACATTCGAAGTCATACCTGCTTGGCAGAATAAACTTCAGGCAATGGCTTATGAAGACAGCATATATACAAGAACATCTCATTTCTCATATGAGATATCAAACAATAAGTTGCGCCTATTTCCAACACCAAGCTCTGGTTCAGCCGGCGGCTTGGCTGATAAGTTCTGGGTTGCATTTAGCGTCAAGAAGGATGCGTGGGAAGAATACGACAAGGCAAAGATTGGCATCGATGGCATTAACAATATGAACACTGCTCCTTTCAATAATCTTCCTTACGACAATATAAACTCCATAGGAAAGCAATGGATTAGAAGATTTTCTTTGGCACTCAGCAAAGAGACTTTGGGCCAGATCAGAAGCAAGTTCTCCACTTTGCCGATACCAGGAGAAAACCTGACACTCAACGGTCCAGCCTTGATATCTGAAGGTAAAGAGATGCAAGATAAACTAAGGGAAGAGCTTAAGACGACTCTGGATGAAATGACTTATAATAAGTTGATGGAAACGGATGCGGAACTTATTGAAAATGTAGGAAGGATTCAAGCCGGTATACCATTGAGAATATTTGTGGGGTAATTAAATGTCAGTAAAAAATAAATGGAAGCAGCCGGCTCAAGCGCCCCCACCAATGTTCGCCGGCAAAAAAGAAAAGAATCTTGTCAAGCAAGTTAATGACGAGCTTATCGAGAGAGTAATAGGGCAAACTATAATTTATTATCCTATTGATATAGAGAGAACAAACTTTCATGATCTTTATGGAGAAGCAATAACAAAAACTTTCCTTCCGCCAATTAGGGTTTATGCTCTTATTGAGTTCGACGGCATCGCAACAAAGTTTATGGGCGGTGTTGGGCTAGATAAAGATGCAACTATTACTGTTCATTTTCACAAGAGAAGGCTGACTGAGGATCAAGATTTGTATATAAGAGAGGGAGACTTTGTTTTATATGGTGATATATATTATGAGATCCATACTCTCGGAGAGCCAACAAGAATCTTTGGCCAAATAGATGACAGAATGGAAATCTCTGCGAAATGTAAGAGAGCAAGAAAGGGGCTTTTCGATGCCAGTTAGAAATGAAGAAAATTTAAGCAAAGCGAAGATCTCTGCTAATCAAGATATAGAAATGATGCCCTCCACCCTAGAGACGATAGATAGGGCTTTGTATTCTTATTTGGATGAAGAGCTAAACTTGTTTACCACATCCAACAAGGGCTTCAATAAAGTACCAGTAGTTTGGATGACGCCAGAAAGAGCCTTCCAAGTAAAGAACGATAAAGACACCAGAGAAGACAACGGAGTTCTTAAGCTCCCAGTTATCACTCTAGAAAAAACATCGGTAACTAAAAATCCCACTATGCATGGAAGGCTGACTGCACATATACCCCCTCAGAATGATGCCGCCGGCGGCTCAATAACCATAGGAAGAAGGATACAACAAGAGAAGACTAGTCTTTTCGCTGCAAATGATGTTTCTCGCTTGCGAGGAAACATTGAAGAAAGAACCGTTGGAAAGGGAGATATTTATTATCCATCCAAAAACAGTAAGATAGTAACAGAAACGATAACAATCCCCCTTCCAGTTTATGTGAATGTAAATTACAAACTTCTTATACAGACTGAGTACCAACAGCAGATGAATGAATTGTTGACTCCGTTTCTATTGAGAACCGGACAGATAAATGAATTTTTCATAAAGCATGACGGACATCAATTTGAGGCGTTCTTGCCACAAGACTTTTCTTTCGAAAACAATACTTCAGATCTGGGCGAAGACGAAAGGACTTATAAGACATCTATAGACATTAGAGTGCTTGGGCATCTGATGGGAGAGATGTCAAACACTGAACGCCCAAAGGTTGTAGTGAGAGAAAATCGTGTTGTTATTCGCCAGCCAAGAGAGAGGGTGGTATTTGCAGACGAACACCCCAACGCTAAAGATGGCCAATTTTATAAAGAGTAAGTACTCTTTGGCATTTAGCTTACTATTTATAATACGAAACACTTCGCAAAGAATCGTTCAGCTAGCAGCGGATTGTAAAGGAGAAATCTAAATATGTCAGTTAAAAAGTTTAAGTTTGTATCACCGGGAATCTTTGTTAACGAGAT